GATCATGGTATCGAGAGAGGGCTTGCGGTGACGATTCATAATTAGACTGACAGTAGCAGGACATAGCAGCGTGAGCCTAGAGAACTCAATGTGGCTCATGCCATGCAGGTTTAGGTAGTAGCTGATTGCTTTAACAGTATCCATTTTGTTTCTCGGTTTGGTTAGTGAGGTGACATAGTATAACTATATAAATTATTTTACAAGAGGTTATTGACATTAAAATAACATCTTGATATTGTGACACTTCAAACAACAGGAGAGCAATATGTACTATCGAGACGAAGACACCAACCGCACTGGCAGTCCAGACGACTGCTTCAATAGCTTTATGAGTGACATTACTGGTGGTAGATCAGATAATATTGAGGACTATGAGAAACGTCCTATCATGCCAGAGCCTAGTCAATATGCGCTAGAACAAGAAGCTATCCGCAAGGCCGAGCATCAAAAAGATTTAGATTACTTTATGCGTAGACAGATCAATCAGTTTGCCAGAAGCAGTGAGCAACGTGATGCTCTGTTAAAGCAACATGGATTGGAGGTAGAATAATGAGTCAGGCAGATCGAGTTCTTTCATACCTTGAGCGTGGCAATACCATCACTACCCTTGATGCCTTCCAAGAGCTAGGCATTACCAGACTTGGCGCAAGAATCTTTGAGCTGAGAGAGCAGGGTCATCCAGTGCAGTCTAATAGACTCACAGTAACCAACAGGTTTGGAGAAGATTGTTCTATCTCTGAATACTATATCGGAGAGCAGTCAAATGGATAAAGATATTGATTACTTGAATGACCTGGATCGCGGCGAGTTCGATTGCCGTGAAGGTTATCCCCACAAAGAAGGGCAGTCACAAGCCTATGACATTGGATATGGCGCTCGCTATGTCCTTGAACAAATGCAATTAGCAGGAGCAATAGAATGACTAATAAAAAATCCGTATGGGCAACACTGTCTGCAATCGACTGTTCAGCTCACATCGAGAAGAAGGGTCAGCTATCTTACCTATCATGGGCATGGGCTTGGCAAGCACTGAATGAGCGCTACCCAGAGTCCACCTTTGAATACTTTGACCCGACCTTCCTAGAAAATGGCACTGTCGAAGTGTCAGTTGCAGTAACTGTAGAGGGCAAGACCCACACCATGTGGTTGCCAGTTATGGATAACCGCAATAAGTCTATCGCCAACCCCACCACCAGAGACATCAGTGATGCTCGCATTAGATGCCTTGTTAAAGCAATCGCTATGCATGGATTGGGATTGTACATATATGCTGGAGAAGCGTTGCCGGAAGCAGCTAAGACTGAGGTAGTAAGTGAAGAGCAAGCCATTGAGATTAAGGCTCTGCTCGAAAAGTCTGGGACTGATGTTAAGCAGTTCTTGGCTTACTTTAAAGCTGAATCTGTGGACGGTATGCTTGCTGTTAATTACACCAGAGCAGTTGCCGCACTAAAGGCCAAGATAAAGTGATCATCTTAAATGATGAGCAGGGTTCCCCTGAGTGGCTTGCCTCAAGACTGGGCAGGCCATCAGCCTCAATGTTTGGGAAGTTAATCACTGGTAGTGGTAAGCCCTCAAGTTCAGCCGAGTCCTACATTAACGAGATGATCGCTGAGAGATTGACTGGTCGCAGTAAGCCCTTCTTCACCAACGAACACATGGAGAGAGGGAACGCACTGGAGCCAGAAGCTAGGGAAGCGTATGAGTTTATCACTGACTTTGAAGTGGTAGAGACAGGCTTCATCCTGGATGACAGCGAAGAGTTTGGCTGTAGTCCTGATGGCTTAGTTAGCACCGATGGTGGACTTGAGATAAAATGTCCCTCTGATTCGGTACACGTTAGCTACCTGAGAGCAGGTAAGGTGCCGGCAAAGTATTACCAACAAGTGCAGGGATGTATGTGGATAACTGGGAGAGATTGGTGGGACTTCATGTCTTATCACCCTGAAATGCCACACCTGCTAGTAAGAGCAAGACGCAACAAAAAGTTTATTGAAGCAATGGCCGAGCAAGTTCTGGCCGCAGTTGAAACCATAACAACAGAGACGGAGAGATTAGTATGAAAGTTGGATTAAGCATTAAGTTAGACGTAACAAAGATCGACAAAGAGCGACTGTTTGAGGGTGCTAAGGGTACATACCTTGACCTGACTACCTTCATTGATACTGCCGAGCAAGACCAGTACGAGAACAATGGCTTTGTATCTCAGTCAACTTCATCTGAGGAACGTGAACAGGGACTCAAGACTCCTATCCTCGGCAATGTAAAAGTGTTCTTCACTGATGGCGAAGCAGCTCCTGCCAAAGCTACATCTGCTGCCCCTGTCGATGAAGACATTCCATTCTAGTGGAATCCCTTGGTGTAGCCATCTGCGTAATAATAGTAGGTGGCATTCTTACTGGCTTAATTCTGATAACTCTTGATAGGCAGAAAGAGTGGAAGGCAAGGCGTGAGCATAGTAAGAAATAAATTGTATGCCAAATTTGGTATGTTAGGTATGATTTTATATCACTACAAGTCACCAATGGCTTGCTATATAATCCGCCCCTCTACAAACTACTGGGGTTTTACTGTGACTATCGCAATCATTGTTGTAATATGTGGCCTAGCCGCTATTGCATACCAAGACATGGCCTCCTAACGGGGGCTTTTTTAATGGAGTAGATTATGAAGCACATGATTATCCCTGACACCCAAGTCAAACCAGGAAGTAGTCTGAAGCATTTGGAGTGGGCAGGCAAGTATGCTGTAGAGAAGAAGCCAGATGTGATCGTTCACATTGGAGATCACTGGGATATGCCCTCGCTATCCAGTTGGGATGTAGGCAAGAAGTCCTTTGAAGGTCGTCGATATGTAGCTGATGTAGAGGCAGGCATTAATGGCATGAGAGCATTCCTTGACCCAATCAGGGAAGAGCAGAAGCGACTGATCACTAACAAGCAGAAGCAATGGAACCCTAGACTGGTCTTTACCATGGGCAACCATGAGCAACGCATTGAGAGAGCAATTGAATCTGACGCAAAGCTAGAAGGTCTGATAGGGTACAAAGACCTGATGCTCAACGAGCTAGGCTGGGAGGTCTACAACTTCCTAGACGTAGTAGTCATTGACGGTATCGCTTACTCGCATTACTTCACCAGTGGCATCATGGGTCGGCCAGTCAGCAGTGCCAAGCTGATGTTATCCAAGAAGCACATGAGCTGTGTGATGGGTCACGTTCAGGATCGAGACATTGCCTTTGCCAACCGAGCAGACATGAAGCCCATGATCGGATTGTTTGCGGGTATCTTCTATCAGCATGATGAGGACTACCTGACAGCCCAGACCAACAGTAGCTGGCGTGGTGTGTGGATGCTACATGAGGTCAATGATGGGCAGTGTGATGAGATGCCTGTGTCCATGAACTACTTGAGGAAGAAATACGAATGAACTGCTGGATATGTAATGAAGAATTAATTTGGGGTGGTGATCACGACATTGAACATGAGTCCGAGTATTTCCATACTGTGAGCAATTTGTCATGCCCTAATTGCAATGCTTTTGTTGAGGTGTACCAGCCAAAGGAAGAAGAAGTATGAGCTATCTAAATAAGCAGGAAGGTGGAAGTCACTATATGCAGGAGATACAGCCAATCGAATACATCTACAAAAATAAGATTGGTTATATTGAGGGCAACGTAATCAAGTACATCACCCGTCACCGTAACAAGAATGGTGCTGAAGATATTCGCAAGGTTATACACTACTGCGAGATGTTGCTAGAGATGGAATACGACGAGAAATAAATATCTGAATATGCTATAATCGGGGCATGAAAAAAGACAGTCTACTATCCCGAATCGGAGTCTCTGGCTACAACAAGCCCAAGAGAACCCCAAAGCACCCCACCAAATCTCATGTTGTGGTCGCCAAGGAAGGCGATAATGTGAAGACAATACGCTATGGTCAGCAGGGCGTGAGTGGTGCAGGTGCCAATCCCAAGACAGCCAAGCAAAAGGCTCGTCGTAAATCCTTCAAAGCTCGTCACGCTAAGAACATCGCCAAGGGTAAGATGTCTGCTGCGTACTGGGCTAACAAATCTAAGTGGTAATAATATGAATGCAATTATGATGGCCGCAATGGCTCGTAAAGGAATTTTTAAAAGCAAATCTAAAAAGTCTAAGAAGTCTTTACTGGGAGCAGTCGATGGCACCCCCAAGAAGAAAGCAAAGCCCAAGGCAAAGGCTACAGGATACCGTCCAGCGTCAAAGTCTACGAGCATGAAGTAATGAAAGGTTTATACGCAAACATCAATGCCAAACGTAAGCGCATCAAAGCAGGCAGTGGCGAGAAAATGAGAAAGCCTGGAGCTAAGGGCGCACC